GGGGCGAGGGTGCCGATGGCGCCAGCGACCATCGCCGCGCCGATCGCACCCTCGGGCGTGAACAGTTGCGGGATGTCGGTCGCCGCGGCGTCCGCGCCGGCGACCACCCCGTCGGCGACCGCCTTGCCGGCCTTCTCCCCCAGCACGGCGGCGTCCTTCGCCACGATCGGGGCGAGCTTTTCGATGATCGAGGTCAGCGCCCTGGCCAGGCCCATCGCGCCCGTACCGAGCCCGAGCGGCAGGCCCTTCACGAACTCGTCGCCGGCGTGGCGGCCGCCGGCGCGGCCGGCGCGGTCGCCCATCTTTGCGAACTCGGCCTCGATGCGCGGGGCCATCGACTTGATGGCGTCCTCCAGGAACGCGAGATCCTTCTCCGACTTCTTGATGTCGCCGAACAGGCCCGCGTTGCCGGTCTTCGCGAAGTCGGAACGCATCTGGTTGAGTTCGGTGCGCAGGCCCTGGGCCTTCTTGGTCACCGACTGGAAGCCGGTCTCGCCGTCCTTGAGCGACTTGGTGATGAGCCGGTCGAAGTCCTCGGAGAACGCCTTGACGTCGGCCTTCGACGAGGTCAGGCCGGGCTTGGTGTCGTTCTTCGTGGTGACGCGGATTTCGACTTCGTTGCCGGTCATACCGCGTCACCTCCTTCATCGGGTCGTCCGAGCGCCTCGATCTTGATCAGTTGCAGTAGTTCCGCGCTCTCCGCCCGGATCGTCGCCAGGGTGTAGCCCTTGAACCGCTCCAACAGACCGAGCAGCGTCCGGGCCTCGTCTAGCTCGGGAGGGGGTCCGACAACGGTTCCATCGGAATCGACTCCTCCACCGACGTGTCGCCATCGCTCGATGGCTGCGACAAAGGGCGCGACACTCCGGCGGAGGCGTCCATCAGGCCGTCCGCGATGGCGAACAGAATGCGGTAGTCCTGCGCGGCGAGACTGGCGGCGCTCAGCGGCACCGGCAGCTTGTTGCCGGTGGGATCGCCGTCCTCGTCGAGTTCGTCCTCTTCGAGATTCCATGAGGTGAGGACGGACCCGACCGCTTCGGCCAAGTCGAGGAACGTGGCCTTCGCGGCTTCGGTCTCGCGGAGGTTGACGACCCGCAGGCCGGCGATCGACAGCAGGGCGTCGATGGACAGGCGCTTGGACCGGACCTCGAAGTCCTCGAACTCCGGGTCGTCGAACTTCAGCAGCAGCGTGGAACGGGTGAAGCCCATTAGGTGCCTCTCGTCGTGGGGACTTGGGCGCCCCCGGGGGTACTTGCTAAGACCAAACGGGCACTGTGCCGTCGGCGAGCACGCCGGGCGCGGACCACGTGAACTCGCCGGACTGCGCGCGGGTCAGCTGGTAGTCGGTGAACAGCACCTCGTTGGGCAGCGTCGCCGCGTTGACCACGATCGACACCGTCCGTGCGACCGAGGTCGACGGCACGGTCCGGAGCACGGTGTGCGAGGTCGCCGAGTTGAAGACGCCGTTGAGCGTGATCTGGAAGTCGGCGAGCAGGAGAAGCCGCTCGATCGCCGACTTGTCCACGCCGGTGACGTCCTGCACACCGCGCGGGGTGCTGAAGTTGAGGTTGGTCACGTCGTTCTTGATGACCACCGGGGTACCGCCCGAATCGTCCACAGATAGTGTGGTCCATCCCAGGCCAGACGCTTTTGCCACAGTTCACATCCTTCTGTCCGTTTAGCCTTGGTCGTGTGCCGTCTTGATCCGGTCGAGGTGGCTGGCGAAGTCGTCCTGCCACGTGTCCGCGTTGTGCCGTACGGCCGCCGTCCCACGCGGATTGCCCCGGTGGTCGCCGTCGCGCACCACATACAGTTCGGGGCGCCCGTTCGGCACCCGGTGCTCGGCGAAGCACTCCTGCCCGGCCGGAAACAGGAACTCGACGAGCGTGCCCGTCTCGGTGACGGTGAACCTGCGGCCCGACTTCATGCGGATGTACGTGGCCCGCTTCGCGTCCTCCGGGTCGGCGACGTCGAACCGGCTGATCCACCCGTAGACGTGCGGACCGCACTGAACCTCTGCGCAGGTGGCCGGCCGGAAGTGTGTCGGCGAGGGCATGGCGATGGCGTACGTCTTGTACGCGGAGGCCGGCCCGACCGGCGTCGCTCGGTTGATCTTCTGCATCAGAACACCACCTGTACGTTCTGGTTCTTCACGAGCAGGACCGAGAACGTGGCCTGCGAGAACGTGCCGGTGGTGATGACCCGCACGTACCGCCGCACGGTCGACCCGGCAGCCCCGGCGATGCGCTGCGCACCGACCGCCGACGCGGCGACGAACGCCGAGCCGGTGAAGCCCGCGAACGCCGAGTTGTCGGCCGAGTCCTGCAGCGTCACCGTGACCGACGTGCCGGTGAACGAGAAGACGTGCAGGTACGCCTGCCAACCGAACGATGTGGACACGGTGGTGAAGTCGAAGCCCGTCGCCGGCGAGGTCGCCGTGGTGTCCGACCGCTTGCCCGGGGTGACCTGGTTGCCCCACTCAAGGCCGAAGCCGTTCGCGACCGCCGACACGGCCAGGGACAGCGCCCCGTCCGTGCCGCGCGTCATGTCGTAGTTGACCTGCTTCGCGACCATCGCCGCGCCGTCGTTGCCGAGCGTCGACCCGTGCAGGTAGGTGACGATCCGGTCCGTGGTCGGCAGCGTCGACAGCGTCGGGTGCTCCTGGCCGGCGGCGGAGTTGAACCAGGCGGCGAAGTCGATCCCGCCGTCACGCTCCCCGCCGATGCGGTTGTAGGCCAACTGGTTGATGCCGGTGACGTCGAGCACCGCCGGCCCGCCGTGGATCGAGCCGAGCGAGCCGACGTCGCCGCTGAGGTCGACGCCGTCCACGAAGCAGAGATCCCCTAGGCCAGACTCTTTTGCCACGTCATGCCCCCTTTACGCTGCCTGGTCGTATTCGTCGTTGATCACCATGGGAATGGTGATGTCGACCGTGCGGTATTTGCCGCCGTCACTGCCGAACGGCAGCCAACCCGGGCGCGCGTGCAGCCTGTCGCCGTGCTCGCCGAACACGTCGATGTTGCGGATGAGCCCGCCGAGGGTGAACGCGCCGATCAGCGCCGAGAACATCGCCCCGGCCGCCGCGATCACCAGCGGGTCGATGCCGTCCGACGGTTCGGCGACCGACGGCAGGTAGATGCGCATCGTCATCGCGAAGCGGATCGTCGTGGACGACAGGCCGGACGCCTCCGGGAGCGGGTCGATTCCGTCGAACCAGAGCGCGGCGGTCGCGCCGGGCCCGGGCGCGCTCTTGAACTCCGCGCCCTGCACGTTCTCGAACTTGCCGGTGGTCTGGGCCATCGAGATCAGGGCGGCGATGATCCCTTCGAAGTCAGCGGCCATTGAGGCGCTCCTCCAGCCGGCGTCGGGCGCGTTCGATCAGGCGCGGGATCTGCGACTCCAGCAGGGTCCGCGCGCGCGAGAAGGAGTGGTAGCCGGGGAACCGGGTCACCGGCGAGTTCCTTGATCCAGTCCCCTCTAGCCACGGACCATAGATGATCTTGCGGTCGTTGACGCTTCGCGTGTCGGCGTCCACCTTGACCGTGTGGATCTGCGTCTCGTAGTACGGCGTCGGATGCCGGATCGAGGCGTCCAGGTTGGTGTGCACGTTCGCCGACGCCTGCCCGGCCACCTGGTCTAGGGCCTCGGTGCAGAACTCCCGCACGTAGTGCTCGGCCCGCGCGTCGAACAGCGGCCCCGAGACGGTCACGTTGTTCATACCGACCTCATCCGCATCTGCCGGCCGTGCTCGGAGTACGCCTGCGCGCGCAGATCCCTCAGCGCGGTCAGCGACATGGACCGTTCGGCGTCGCCGGACCCGATCGTGCGCGCGTAGCCGGACTCCTCGTTGAGGAGCCGGTTCACCGCCTCGGCGATCGACAGCGACCGGATCAGCGACGGCGCGAGATGGATCGACACCGCCGCACCGGACAGGTGCGTCGCCGCCGTGGTGCCGTACGCGCCGCGTACGACGGTCAGGCGGCGCGAGGTGTAGACGGTGGCGCCGGCGGTGTGGATGGCGAGCGCCGTCCCGTCGAACGCGCGCTTGACGGCGACGTTGTTGCCGGTGATGTCGTAGACGAGCATCCGTTCGGAGTCGACGGTCAAGATCTCGTCGACGAAGTACTTCGTCCCGTCGGTGATGGGCAGCGTGTTGTTGTTGCTCGCGGCGGTCATGCCCGCTGCGCCCACGACCTGCGCGGAGGTGAGGGCCTGTCGGCCGGTGACGAGCATCCGTTCCGTGCCGCACACGATCAGCGACCCGACGCCGACCGTCGACCCGTCGGTGACGTCGACCGTCGTGCCCGTCGTGTCGCCCAACGCCGCCGCGAGGGCGCCGCCGGGCGTGGTGGCCAGGTTGTAGCCCCACGTGCCCGCGATCACCTGCGACTGCTGCCACGTCGCCGACGACGAGAACGCCGAGTTGGTGCCGAGGTTGATGTCGATGCGCGTGTACGGCGGGCCCTCGTTGACCGGTTCCAGGAGGCAGCCGGAGCCCGCGATGACCGTGCCGCCGGAGGTGAACGTGTCCACGCTGATGAGGTCGTTCTGGTTGAGCCAGATCCGCCACGGGTAGCCGGGGGTGCTGCTGGCCAGGTTCGGCCAGTCGAAGCGGCGCGTGGCCACCGTCGGATAGAACACGCGTACCATCTGCGCTTCGATGGACTCGGCGACGTCGGTGATGATCCGGTCGATCTGCGTGGCGTTGCGCGCGGTCGACTTCACGTCCAGGGCGCGCTGGACGTCCTCACGGGTGCAGTAGGTCACTCGGGCCACGGTCACGGATTCACCTCCCTACGCGTGGACGAACGAGAAACCGTCGAGACTCAGGATCGAGCCCGACGACGGGGTGCTGGACGCGACGCTGAGGTTGCCCGAGGCGTCGATGTTGACGATCGTGTTCGCCGAGCCGGTGCCCGACCAGCGCACACCGGTCTGGATCGCCGCGTACGGGAGGGCGCCGGCCGGGAACGTGGCGATAGCGGTGCCGGACACGTAGGCGCCGGTCCAGGAGAACTGGCCCCGCAACTCGACCTCGCCGCCGGGTGCGGTGCGGAACTGGAACGGCGGGGTGCCCTGCGTGGTGTTCGACGGGCCGAGCAGCGTGAGGGACGTCCACGCGCTGTAGCCGTCGCCGTGGTTGTGATCCGAGCGGGTGACCGTGGTGGCGACACCGGGCGTGCCGGCGCCTTGGTTCGCGGCGACTGCCGAGCCGAACTGCTCGCGCGGGTGCTGGTGGTCCTCGGCCGACCAGCCCGAAGACACGCCGGTACGACCGGCATCGCCGACGGCCGACGTACTCGGAGCCGCGAACGTTCCCATCCCCAGCCTCCTAGATCTGTCGTCCGTCGCGTGGCCACTGGTATTCGCAGAACTTGCAGAACAGGACGCCCAGGGGCGGTGCCGGTGTCAGCGGCTCGCCATCGCGCGGGCAGGCCGACGGGACGCGCTGCCGATACCAGCGCTCCTCCATCTCCTGCTGCCGCACGATGCCGAGCAGCTGATACCAGGACATCGGTCAGCCCCTGGTCTTGCGGGCCGTCTTGCGCTTCGGGGCCGGCTTGGAGTCGTCCTCGGTGTCCGTCTCGGTGACGACCACCTCGGCCGGCGCCTCCTCGGCGGGCAGCGGCTCGACCACGGGCGCCGAGGCGTCCGTGACCGTGCCGTCCGCGTGCGTCTTAGGCATCGGGCTTGCCACCCTTGACATTCACGGCCTCGGCGGACCCCAGCGGAGTCGCGTCGAGGAGTTCCGGCTCCGGATCGGTGGACAGCCGGTACTCCTTGCTGCCGCAGTGCGGACAGCACGGAGCGTCCACGCTGTACGCGGTCTCGCAGCCGTTGCAGATCCACAGCATGGCTACGCCGCCACAACCTGGGCGCCGGCGTCGAGCGGGACGTAGATCAGTTCCCACGAGACAGTGCCGGTCACCGTCGAGGCCGTCGTGATCGTGACCGCACCGGCCGCCGCGACCCACGGCGTGGGAGCGATGATGCTGCCCGAGGCGACCACGATCAGCGCGCCACCGTCGAGCTTCGAGCAGACCGGCGAACCCGCCGCCACC